TGCCGTTCTGCGTGACGCTCGACGTCATGGTGAACCCGGGGCTCGTCGAGGCGCCGATCTTCACGGTGTCGGACAGCTGCTTGCGGTCCGGGCCGTACATCCACACCTTGTCGGGCGACGCCTTCACGCCGGAGCCGCCGGTGGTGACGCCGGTGACGTTCGTGACGCCACCGGTCCACAGGGCGGCGAACAGCTGCTGGAACTCGTTGCCGGGGTTCGACGTCGAGAACGGCGTCGCCGCGGAGCCGACCGGGCTCACGTTCAGGATCGCACCGGAGCGGGCCGGGTCGAGCTGCACGGTGAGCAGACCGTCGTACGCGTTCGCCGAGCTCGTCGTGTCCGCCGCGGGGGCGGTGGTGCCGGCGACGATCGCTCCGCCGGTGCCGCCGCCGGTGAACTGGCAGACGAACCCGGCGGTCGTGTAGCCGCCGGAGAACCCGGACGTGCCACCGAACACGGTCGAGCGGCCGTACTGGTACCAGGTGGCGTTGTCGATCGAGGCGTAGACGACGTAGCCGGTGACGCCGGCGGGGATCGTGCCGGCCGACATCGTGATGTCGACGACACGGCCGGTGGCAGCCGACATGCCGGTGTTGGCGGCGGTCGACGCCGACGCGGCCGACGTGCCGAAGATCCCCTCCCACGCGATCTTCACGTAGAAGTTGGCGATGTTCGCCGAGTTGCCGGTCTCGCCGGCGCCGGCGACGCGGACGGTCAGCGTGAAGTTGCCGATCGTCGGGGCCGACGGGGCGCCGAGGTAGACGCCGGCGTCGGTGCCGCGGCCGCCGAGCAGCGCGAACTCCTCGGCGAACATCGACGCCATGAGGATCGACGTCTGCGACAGCTGCCGGGGGTCCTGGAACCCCTGGCCGGCGAACTCGGCGGCCCACTCGACCGAATCCGAGATGCCCTGCTGCTTGTAGTTGAACGTCACCTCGTCGCCGGCGTAGGCGATCTTCGACGGCCGGTTCAGGGTGACGCCACCGAACGACGCGGTGACGTTCGACGCGATGAACGGCGAGATCCGGGCGGTGCCGCCGGTGCCGGAGCCGGAGATCCCGGTGATCCGCTTCACGCGACGCGACGTGCCCTGACCCTTGACGCGCTGCGTCTGGTTGCGGATCGGGGTCATCACGGGGAACAGCATCTTCGCCGGCGCCTCGAGGTCGTACGGGACGAGCCCGGACGAGAGCGGCGACGTGAGGGTGATGTCCTTGCCGAGGTCGGCGCCGAGCGCGCCGACCTTCTCGAGCTCGGCGCGCAGCGACGCGAGCTGGTCGGGCGCGACGGTCTTCGACAGACCGTCGAGGGCGGCGGCGACATCGGCGACGCCGGAGCCGCCGCGCCACACGCCCTCGTTGTAGTCGAACGTCTGGCCGGTCGTCGCGCGCGAGGTCCGCTCGCCGGCGGACTTGTCGAGCGTGTCCTTGAACAGCTCGAACCGGCGGGCGCGCTCGACGTCGTCGAGGCCCGGGAACAGGGTGGTTGCGCTGATGGTCATGGTGAGCTCCTCCTCAGAGCTGGTTCGCTGCGGCTTCGGTCTGATCGGCGAGCTGCCGGTAGCCGGCGGCCATCGCCTGATCGGTGAGCCCGCCCGCGATCCGCCGGAACCCGACGGCCTTCGTGAGCAGCTCGTCCCGAGCGTTGGCGCGGTGGTTGTCTGCTGGGGGTGCGGCCCGCATGGGGCCGGTGGTCACCACCGTCTCTTCGACCTTCGCGAGCCGAGCCGCGACCTTCGTGAGGTCCTCTGCGGTGGCCGCCTGTGTCAGCGCGGTGGAGATGTCGTCGAGGCCGAGCGCCTTGCGGAGCTCGACCACGGCGGTCTTGTCGTCGTCGCCGGCGGTGGCCGCGGTGGCGGCCTTCACGAGATCGGCGACGGTGGAGAGCGTGATCACTTCGGGGTCCTCCTGGGGGGCGGGGGCGGGGGTGGTGAGCGCCGCCTTGACGGCGTCGGCGGCGGCCTGCACGTCGTCGTAGGCGTCGGACTCGGCCGCCCACGAGAGGTCTTGGATGAGGCCGGCGATGATCCGCACGACGTATGCGGAGCCCTTGCCTTCGGGGACCTCGGCGGCCTCGGAGGCGAGCCAGCATGCGAGCGCGTGGCGGGCGACCTCGAGCCAGTCCTCCCCGAGCTCCTCCTCGTCGACGGGTTCGCCGTCGACGACCTCGCCGGTCGACGGGTCCATCTCGCCGACCTTCACGAGGTCGGCACCGACGGCCTTCGCGAGCACGAGCTTGGCGCTCCCGTTCGACGGCCGGTCGACGAGCGACACCTCGACGATCGTCCCGCCGACGATCCGGCCGTTCGGGGCGGCGGCGTCCTTCACGATCACCGGCCGCTTGATCCCGATCGAGAACCCTTGGTAGACGCCCTGGTCGGTCTTCGTGATCGAGTCGGGGTCGACGATCTTCGCGGTGAGCCAGAAGTCGTCGCCGACCTGGTCGAGCTCGGTGCCGACGCCGGCGGCGATCGGCTGGTGCATCGCGCGGATGTTGGCGCCGGTGTCGAACCAGGCGGGCATCGCGGACTTGAGCCACTCCGGGTCGCAGACCTGCAGGTCCATGTCGAGCTGCGGGCCCGACGCCATGCCGTAGGCGTGCAGGAACCCGTCGTCGTCGAGGACGGACTTCGTGATCGGGGCGTACGCGTAGGTGAGCTTCGTGGTCATGTCGGGGTCTCCTCGGTGGTGGCCGCGCGGCGGAGCTCGGCGGCGAGGGTCTTCAGGGCTTCCAGGTCGCCGGCCGCTCCGAGCCGGTTCAGGGCGGCGGCCGACTGGGGGCCGTGGTGCTCGAACGTGAAGTCACGCCACGACCGCGACGCGCGACGCTCGGCGAACGTGACGAACTTCGTGATCTCGTCGACGGCGGCGGCGACCGCGGCGGTCGGCTTGCGGCGGAGATACCCGTTCACGCGGAGGAACCCGTCGGGGACCGGTTCGCCCTCCGGCAAGTACTCGCCCTCTTCGGGAACGCCGTCGTCGACGCCGACCTCGTCGGGGACGCCGTCGCCGGCCGCCGGGTCGACCGTCACGGTCGGGGCGCCATCGGCCGGGGCCGGGGGTTGCACGGCGACCTGGGTGACGTCCGAGCCTTCGAGGAACACGAGGCCGGCGCCGGTCACGATGAACGGCTTGTCGGCTGCAGGGAAATCGAACAGCGGGAGCCCGCGTTCGCCGCGGGCTTCGTTCACGGTCGACCGGCCGCCACGCGTCGCGGAGTCGGTGACCTTCTCGGCCTCGGCCTGGTCCTCGACCTCGAACCCGAGGAACGAGAACTCGAGCTCGGCAGGCATGCCGAGGAACTCGCGTGACAGATCGGTCATCAGCCCCTGCAGCCACCGGACGGACGGACGGATCTCCTTCCGCCATGCGCTGTTCGCTTCGCCTTCCTGGTGGCCCTTGCCGCCGATCCCGGACGACGGCGGGAACCCGACCTCGGTTGGCATCACGTGGAAGCACATACAGATCAGCTTGATCAGCATCTCGAACAGGTCGGGCGAGAACTTCTCGACGAACGTGAGCATCTGCACGGGCTCGAACCCGGCGGGGAGCAGGTGCAGGGCGTGCCGTTCGACGGTGTTCCCGGCGAGCGAGGCGTTCATCACGGCTTCGTACTCGGCGAGCTGCGCTGCGGTGAGCGCGCCGGCCTGGGTGCCGATCTTGATGTCGGTCTTCATCCACTGGTCCGGGACGGTGCCGTCGTCGAACTCGGAGCGGATCCACCCGATCGCCTTCAGGTACAGATCGACCGACGAGAGCGCCTGCTCGACCTCGGGGTATCCGTACGGGGTGAACGAACGCCGATACCGGGGGCGCGAACGGTCTTTGATTTAAATGAAACTCGTAGGCCATTCGTTCAACTGCAAAAACAAGTTTACAGATCGCCCGTTTTCGAGCCAGCGCCCACAACGAACATAGCCTTTGTCCTTACGGCAAACGAGGTTTATATCGGGCCAATACGGGTGCATCTCATAGCTTTTGTGCATGTGCTCAAGTCCGCGCATGGC